GCCTGCTTGTCCGCGTAGGCCAGCTGCTTCCAGTACTGCGCGTTCGCCGCGTCCTCACGGTCCGCCTGATATTCGAGCGAGCTCCAGTAATTGTCGTTTGCCAGCTTCGCCTCGCTCGCATACGCGCTGCGCGCGTCGTCCAGTTCCGCATAGTAGTCGCTCATCTGGTCGCGGTAGCGCGCGTAGTCGCTCTGCTCGCGGCTGCTGAGCAGCTGATAGCGGTCATAGAGCGCCGCCTCTCCGCTCTGCCACTGCTCCCGCGCCTGCGCATACAGCTCCGGCACGATCTCGTTCAGCTGCTGCAGATACGCGTTGTACGCCTGCTGTCCGGTCTGCTGGCCGTAGCTCGAGCCGTAGCCGCCCGTGAGCGCTGCCGCCTGCCCCATCGTGTCCTGCATAGCGAGCCTGCCCGCCGTCTGATACTGCTCTCTGGCCTGCCGGTACACCGGATCTCTGCCCAGATCGTAGGAGAAGTCTCCCCGCTCCGCGATCCGGTCATAGAGCCCCTGCAGCTGCCCCTCCCACCGGGAGGCATACGCCCCCGGCTTCGCCGCCTGCACGCGCCCGAGCGCCGCTTTTGCCTCCGACACGCCGGAAAGATCCTGCACCGGCTGCTGCGCCGCGCGGGCCGCGGGCACGCCGTAGCTGCCGCGGTAGTTGTAGATCGTCTGCTGCTGGTTGCTGAGCGCGCTGCGATAGCTGCCGTCCGCATTGACGCCCAGGATCCGGTAGGTGCCGCCGCCCGTCACGACCTCGTCGCCCGCCTGCAGGCCGGTCGGCGCCTTGCCGTTACTCTGCACTCTGTAAAGCGCCATCTTCTGCCTCCTGTTCTTCCTCTTTTTCCGCTTCCTCCTGCCGCTCCAGCACGGCTACCTGCCCGCGCACCTGCTCGAGCACCATGCCGACGATGCACGGCGGCAGCCCCGCCGCGTTGATCGCCTCCACCAGCCCCGCGCGGAGCGTGTGGATGCTTCCGGAAAGTCTGCTCATGTTCATCCCTCCAATCGTTCTACCCGCGCCTGCAGCCGCTGGATCTGCCGGATGCAGAGAGCCACGAGTTCCTCATACCGCAGGCCGTAATCCGCCCCGCCGCCTTCGCGCGGCGACCGGACGAAAGCCGCGAAATCCTGCCCCGTCAGCCCGCAGGCCGCGAGCGCCTGCTCCACGTCCTGCGCGATCAGCCCCGTATGTACCCGGCCGGACGTCCCGTCCTTCAGCCGGTAGCAGACCGGCCGCAGCCGCGCGAACAGCGCGTCATAGCGGTCAAGCTCGTCGGAGATCTCCGTCTTCTTCTCCCGGTCGGACGTGCTGATCGTGCCCGTCTGCGCATAGACGACCGACCAGCGGTAGTTCGAATACCCGAGCGAGCCCGCGCCGTCATACTCCGGCGCCGCGCCGCCCGAGACCGACAGATTCCCGCCCACGGTCATCGTGCAGTTCGTATGCGCGCCGCTGCCGGTCACCGACAGCGTGTTCTGCCCATAGCAGAGCTTCGCGCCGCTCGTCGTGGCGACGACCTCGCCATAGCCGCTCATCAGATGGATGCCCGCGCCGCCGTAATCGCCCGTCGTGTACCCCAGATACCCGCCGACTGCGCTTCCCAGCAGCGACGAATACACCGCCATATCCCCGCCGAGCTTGATATAGTCCGCCGAAAGCGTCCCCGTCGTGATATCGCTCGCCGACAGGTGGTCGACCGAAAAATTATTGAAATCCAGGATCCCGCCGTTGATGCGCGAGGCCGAGAAATTGCCCGCCGTGATGTCGTCCGCCCGCAGCCCTGTGACCACGGCGTTCGTCACGTTGAGGCTCGTCGCCGTGATCGCACCGGAGATGCTCGCCCCCGTGCACGTCAGCTTGCCGTTCGCGTCCACCTTGAATTTGTCCTTGATGGAAAGCCCGCTCGTGCCGAAGTACATGCTCGCGCTGCCTCCAAATTCATTGGCCGTGCGGAAAATGCTGCTTTCCGAGATCGTCCATGGCCCGAACGTCGAGTTGGCTGCCGCCGTGATCTTCCCCGACAGCACCGCCCCCGCCGCCTCCAGCGTCCCGGACGGGAAGTGGAGTTTTTTATCGCTGAGGTACGCGACCTCCTGCCCGTCCTGCCAGAAGCTCACCCGGTCCGGCGTCACCGTCACCAGCTCGTTCTTCGTCCGGTCGATGACCCGTTCGCCGCCGTCCGTCACCGTCGTCTCGATGTTCCCCACGCCCACGCCGTAGACCGGCACGGCGTCCTTGTAGTACAGCAGCCCCGTCTTGATGTACTGCTGCGAATTCACCGAGAACTGATTGTTGACGCCCGCCGTGTAGTCATACAGCTGTTTGATTCCGACGGAATTGCCCTCGATCGTCAGCTGCGTCTTCTCGAGATACTTGCCGAAGTCCGAGATGGCCACATAGCTGCCGGACAGCTTCGTCGACCACGTCTCCGAATTCGCCGCGGCGAAGTCCGCCGTCTTGATGATGAGCGCTTTCAGCGCCCCGTAGCCCGACAGCTTGGTCTTCTTCTCCGCCTCGGAGAGGCTGTCCGCGTCGATGGCCTGCGAGATCTCCGTCAGCGTCGCCTTCGCCGACCAGTCGGCGAGGTTCAGCTGCTCCGTCACGCTGCACAGATACCGCCGCATGCTCTCCAGCTGCTCCTGCGTCGTCTTCCCCGCGATCGACGGGTATGCAAGTGTTAAAGATCCCATTATGCGTCACTCCCTGCCTCTAAAACCCGCGCCAGACTGAACAGCTTCATCTCGCCCTTCCCCGTCAGCCGGAACTTCAGATGGTCGCACCGCGCCGGGCGGATCGGCAGCAGGAAGGTCCGCAGCCCCCGTCCCTCGATATGCCCGCAGTGCCGCCAGACGCCATCGGAATCGTACTGCACCCAGAAATCGACCGAGGAACCCTTCGGCAGCTGCATCCGCAGATTGATGCGCGAGACGTATTTCTTCCCGACGAGTCCATACGTCATGATCCCCGTTTCCGCCATCCACTGCACACTGTCTTCCAGCGTCCCGACCGAGCCATAGACAGTCCTGAGCGTTCCATCCTCAAGGAAGTACAGCTCATCGTCCACCCTGGCGAAGTCCGCCGCGTGGGTATCGTCCTCCCTGTGCCATAGGCGTTCTGATATGCCTGATAATACGTGTTGTACTTGGCCGCGGAGTTGTTGTACTTCGACATCTCGCCGTTGGCGTCGTCGATCTTCATCTCCAGATACCACCGGTAGATCTCGTCATACGGCCACCCGATCAGAAGCGCCGTCCCGTCCAGATCCGCCTCCGGCCCATACCCCGCGAACGCCGAGACCGCCGTCTCATGCGCCGACCAGATCTCATGCCAGACCGCCCCGTCCAGTTCCGACAGCCACCGCAGCTTGTCCGCGCTGCCGTACTGGTTCGGCTTCAGCCGGTCGACCAGCTCGATCGCCTCCCGGATGGTCATGCGCGTCCCCTCCTTCCAGCGCCGGACTTCTCAGCCCGCGGCCATCGCATCTTCGATCCTCTGCGCCGCCTCGAGCTGCCGTCTGGCGTTTTCCAGCACCTCATAGACCGGCTCCGGCACCTCGACCGCCTTTCCGCGCGGCACCTGAAACGTCCGTCCGTTCACGCAGACGAACTCCGACTGCTGCTCCGTGCCGCCCGCGCGCGGCAGCGTGATGCTCTTCATCTCTGCAAATGCGTGTTCCATGCCTTGCTCCTTTCTTCTGCCCGCTCCCGGACCGGCCTGCCGGTCCGGGAGCATCTGCCTCAGTTCGCCTCGTCCTCCGCGGAATACGCGCCGCAGCTCTCCACGCGCACCATGCGGTCCTGATACAAGATCTTCGCCGCGCTGGAGAACTTGTAGCCCAGCGTCGAGAACTGGTTGAGCGGTCCGCCGACCTGGCCCTTGTCCTTGATGATCATCTCCATGTTGCCGCCCTCCGGGTCGATCATGCCGTAGGCGTCCTTGCCGAGAAACAGCGTCGCGTACACGCTGTAATACTCCGCGGGCGTGCCCTTGGTCTCGTCCGCCGCGGTCTTGACCGGGCAGCCCTCGCCGTTGAAGACCTTGGCCTCCGTCGTCTCGATGAAGCGCACGCCGTGCAGCTCGCCGATCTCGCCGGTAAACAGCTCCGTGATCCCCGCGTACTTGTGCGCCTCGACCCACGCGTCCGACGAGCGCAGGTCATAGGCGACCGACGGATGGATGATGGCGACATACTTGCCGTCGATCTTCGGCGCCTTGAGCTTCTTGAGCAGCGTGACGGCCTTGTTGACCTCGTCCGGCGTCAGCTTTGCCGTGGTGTCAAGACCCGCGCGGCTCGTGACCGCCGTGTGCGCGCCGTTCGTGCCGACCTTGTCGCAGTACTGCACGTTCGTACCGGCCACGACCACGTTGCGCACCAGCTTGTCCTGCGTCGTACCGGCCGACGCGCCCAGCTCCTCCGCCGCACCCAGAATGACGTCGTCGATCGCGTGCAGCTCCAGCTGGTCAGACACCGACACATACGTGCCGTACTGCGTGACGGCCTGCGTCACCGCGCTCTGGCCGAACTTCTGCCCCGTCGGGATCACGCCCTCGGTCAGCGCGCCCGCATCCTCGAGCGTATTCCACTTGCGCCACTCCACGGTCTTGCCGCGCCCGGCCGGCAGCACCTGCTTGCGGGCAAACTGCGTGTGGATGAGCTCCGGCCGCGCGTTTTCCAGCAGCTCGGTGTCGTAAAACGTCTTCATCGAAGCCGTCATGCCGCCGCCCTCCGGGAAAGCGGTCGTCTCGCCCGTATAGGCGTTCACATAATTGCCGCCCGCATTCACCAGCGTACCGGCGTCGGCAAACAGCTGCAGATCCATCTCCTGATGCATATCCATTCTCCTTTTCCTCCTCACAGACGGATCGTCTCGCCCCGTCTGGCCCTTGTTTTGAGTTCCTCTCTCGTCTGCCGCGACCAGTGCTCCGGGCTTTCGGCGAACGCACCGCCGGCTCCCGGCGTCAGGCCGCTCTCGCGCGGGCGCAGATACCCCGCCTGCATGGCGGCCGCCAGCTCCTCGCGCGCCCGTCTGGCCCCATAGGCCATCGCCTCCGCCGTCAGCTCGCGCAGATGCGTCAGCTCATAGGCGCTCTTCGCGTCCACACCGTGCGTGACCAGCCGCAAAAACCGCGGATCCTCCAGCGCCCGGCTCAGCTCCGCCTGCGGATAGACCGCCTGCACCGCGGCAAACTGCGCCTTCAGCCGCGCATAGCCCTGCCGCATCGCCGCCTCGCGCTGCTCCTGCGTCAGCGCCTGCGTGCCCTCCGGCGAAATCGCCGCCAGCCGCTCCTGCTGCTCCGGCGTGGGTGCCGCCGCGCCGGTCTCCGGCTGCTCCGGCTCTGCGAACGCCTGCAGCCATTCCAGTTTCTCCATCCTTCTCCTCCTTCTGCCCGTCCTCCGGGCCGTCTTCGGGTCTCTGCCTGCTATTTTCAGGACTGTCCTCGTCCATGACCCGCACATATTCCGGATACCGCGCCGCAAGCAGCCGGTACCCCGCGCCGATGGCGGCGAACACCGCCTCCACCCGCGCCCGCTCACCTTCCCGCGGGCGCACCGCGATCCGGAAGCTGCCGCACGCCGATTCGATCTCCGGTGCCCGCTGCAGTCCCGCCTCCTCCATCGCCGCCGCCAGCGTGAACGCCAGCATCGACGCCGCCGCGCAGACAATATCGCTGCCGTACCGCGAAAACCCCGCGTGCCCGCGCACCGTCAGCGCAGTCCCGGAAAGCTGTACCGTGATCATTCCGGCTGCGCCGCCTCTGCGGCGCGTTTTCTCGCCTGCCGGACCTGCGCAGGGGCCTTCTCACCCTCCAGCCGCACGTCCGCGCGCATGCCCTGCGCAGAATCTGTCAGCGAGGCGAACAGCTCCGGCTCATACCGCTGCGCGAGCGTCAGCGCCATCCGCTGCCAGAGCGCGTCCTGCGTCCCGCCCCGGATCTTCTGCAGCACCTGCTCCTTGCCGTCAAAATCCATCATGTCGAGGCACGCGAGCGCCTGCTGCTCCATCCCCGGCCGGAAGAAGCCCAGCTGGAAAAACTGCAGCGCCAGCTCGTTCTGCGCCAGCTTCGTGTATTCCGTGTGCTTCTGTGTCGTCACCGTCACGTCAAAGACCGGCGTGCGCAGCAGCCCGTCCGCGCCCAGGCTTTGCGCCTTGAGATGCGCATTGCAGTAGGACACATATTCCTCCGCCCCGCCCGCGCCCAGAATGCGGAATTTCCGCGGCAGATCGTAAAACTGCCGGATGCGCTCGATGACCATCCGGATCATCCGCGCGTAGGCCCGGTAGGCCGACCGCGTCGCCGCGCGCGAGCTGCGGCCCGAGGCCTCCTGCAGCGCCGCGATGGCCGAGGCCGCCGTCACGCCCGACGAGACCTGCCCGTTCGTCACGTCCGTGTTGCCGGTCGTCCACTTGAGCTCCTCGATCTTGCTGTTCAGCACCTGCACGCACACCGCCGGCAGCGTGCGCACCTGCACCTGCTGCAGCGAGTCCTGCCCCAGATTCCCGTCCACATGCACGAACGGCTTCGTCCAGTCCGCATACTCCTGCTCGTTGACCGAGCCGTCCGCGCGCCGGAACCACCGGGGCGTGGCCGACATGATCGTGTTTTTCACGATGGCCTGGTCCATCCGGTCGATCTGCTCCTGCGCGCCCTTGCCGATGTCGATGTACCCGTAGCCGCAGATCGAGCCCTCAATGGGGAACAGCCGGTCGAAGATGAACGGATACTCCCCGTCGTCATACAGTCCCCGCTCGCACGCGGGCCCGCGTACCGGCACCTGCACCAGCCTCCGTTCGCCCCGCTCGTCCACCTCCTCCCGCGTGACCGACGGCACGAACGTATCGTTCTCCGTCGCGTACAAGACCGTCTGCCCCACATACTTGCAGTAGTGCAGCACCGTCCTGCCCTCCACGCGCTTTTTGTAATACCAGTCCACCACCAGCGTCTTTTCCGACAGATCCACCGCGTCGTCCGTCCGGTACCTTGCCAGCAGCCCGCTGCTGCCGCCGAGCTTCCCCGCCAGCTGCGGATACGCCGCCAGCAGCGTCTCGTTGTCCTCCAGCTCCAGATAAAACACGTTCTGCGACTTCTGGATATCCGTCACGCCCGGCTCCCAGACCAGATTCAGCACATTCACCGGCCGGATCGAGATATCGCCCAGCCCGCCCAGCTTCTCCTGGTCCCAGTACACGCCCCATACGCCCGTGCCCTGCTTCATCTTCTGCCAGCACGTGTCGGAGTAGACCTCCTCAAAGTCGTTCTGCTCCAGAATGCACGGCAGGATGGACGAGAGCATCTGCGCCTCCATCCGGTCGTCCGGCTCCCGCGGACGGATATTCGGCCCTGGATAGGCCGCGATCGCGTCCGCGTGCTTGCCCATGATCACGTTGAACAGCCACCCGGACGCCGGCCGGTCGTCATTCGGATTGCCCTTGTCCGCAAACTGCCGCCACTGCCGCAGCTTCCACCAGTCCTCGTCGGCGATGATGCGCCGCTCGAGATTCTGCCTGCCCTGCTTGTAGCGGCGCAGGATCTCCGCCGCCCGCCGGAGCTCCTTCTCCCCGATCACGGGGACGCCTGTTGTCCGTACCTCCATTGCTTCCTCCTTATCTCAGTTGGTCGAGCGGATCCGACCAGATCGCCGCCGTCTGCCCGCCCCGGATCGGCCGCACCGGCCGCGACATGCAGAAATACCGCCACTCGTCGCACACATGGTCCTCCAGCGCCGTGTCCAGATCCTCCGGCCGCGTCTGCGAATACAGCATCAGCGGCACCGTCCGGATAAACGCCCTGCAGTTCCGGAACACATACATCCGCGGATACCCGTTCTCGTCGAACTGCAGCCGGTAATGGCACTGCATCCACCCCGCGATCCGCTCGTTGTCGCCGGGCGAAAAATACACGCCGTACCGCGCCGCCGTCTGTGCCACGCTCTCCCCGCGCGACGCGTCCCAGATCGCCGGATCCGCCACGCCCGTGATCTCGCGGCCCTTCAGCCACGGATGCTCCGTCTCGATCCGCCGGATCTCGGCGAACTGCCGGTCCGGCGTCCACTTGACGCCCTCGTTCGGCGTCCGCGTGCAGCCGTAGAGCTCCAGGATCCGGTAGAGGACCCCGTCATAGTCGACCGCCCACCACGCACAGGAAAACGGCTTTCCGTACGCGAAGTCATAGCTCCGGCAGACCGTCCACCCCTTGTCCGGCGCGAACGGCTCAATGACATGCGTCCACCGCCGGTCCCGGTAGTGCTCCGGCACGTCCCGGAAGTCCTCAAAAAACTGCCCCTCGTACACATCCCACGACCCGTGCAGCCACGCCTCGCGCAGCTTTGGCGGCAGCGTCTCGAGCTGCTGCAGATAGTCCGGCTGCCGCTCGAGCAAGACCCGGTTGTCCGTCACCAACGCCTGCACGAAGCTGTAGGCGTCTTCCCGCTCCCCCGGCTCAAACCGCCGGTCGATGAACAGCCGCTTAAAATACCCGTGGCTCGGCCCGCCGGGGTTCAGCGTGTAATACGTCCGCTTCGGAAATCCGTTTGTCCCGCGCACGCAGGCGTTGATCGCGTCGATCCACGCCTTCTGCAGCTGCCCCGCCTCGTCGAGGAACACCACGTCGTACTCCGCACCCTGATACTGCCCCAGATCCCCGTCGCACGCGCAGTAGCCGAAGGTCAAGACCGACCCGTTCGGAAACTCGAACCGCTTGTCCGCCGCCTTATACTTCGCCACGCCCGCCAGCTCCTGCCGGAGCGGATCGATGTGGTTGTTCTGCAGCTCCCGCAGCGTCCGCCGCACAATCAGCAGCTTGATCCCCGCGTACCGCAGCGCCAGCAGCTTTGCCTTCGTCCGCACGGCCCAGCTCTTTCCGCCGCCTCTGGCCCCGCCATAGGCGATGTGCCGGTGCCGGTCCAGCAGAAACCGCCGCTGCTTCTCGTTCGGCGCATCCATCCGCAGCTCCGTCATTCCGAAAACTCCTCCGCCTGCCCCGCAAAGACGACCCGCACGCCGCGCTCCTGCCCGGCCCCTTCGCCCTGCAGCTCCTGCCGGATCTCCACGGCCTGCTTCATCACCTTCGCCAGCTCCCCGAGCTCCTTGCCCGGCGTCTCGCCCTCCTTGATCTGCGTGAGCAGCCGGCGGGACATCGTCTCCAGCGCCTTTTCCAGATTCCCGGAGGCCTTTCCAATGGGGTCCGCCCGCTTTCTTGCGCCCTTTTCCTCACGCATCCGCATACCTCGCGTTGATCGCCCCATAGAGCTCGCACTTTTCGCAGTGCTTCGTCCGGCAGAAGATCTCCATCTGCTGCCGCTTCGCCCGGGCCGATACAAACGTCAGCCGCAGGAAGCTCTCATCCGTGATCCCCTCGCAGAAAATGCTCTTCCCGCTGTCCTCCCGGTAAAACGGGCACCAGACCGGCAGCACGCCGCTTTCTTCCCTACGCATCCGTATCCTCTCCTCTCTCGTACCGGTATCCGGCCTGCGCCGCCAGCCGCCGCAGCCCCAGCGCCTCCAGCAGGAATTCCTCCATGCACTCCTCGTGCACCACCGCGCCGTCCGCCGCCGCATACCGCCCTTCCGACCTGCGGACCGGCTCCCTGCACCAACGGCAGCAGCCGCAGACCACCTCCATACCAGCTTCCTCCATCATATTTTTATGCGATTCAAGGTTGACAAAAAGCGCCGCAGCGGATACAATAAATGTATCTGAACTTCCCGCTGCGGCGGCTTTCGCTCCCGCATCTGCACGCTGAGTGTATCTCATTTTCGTGCGATTATCAATGGGAGTATGTCGCATATTCGTCCGATTCCACATTCTGCACAAAAGTGAGGTGGCTGATTTGTTCGTTTATACCAGATTTGAAGCCCTGATCCGCGAGACCGGCGTCACCAAAGCCTCGATTGCCCGCCGTCTCGGCCGGACCCCCACCATCTGTCAGGACTGGAAGGCCGGCAAATCCGAGCCGAACGACGAGCAGCTTTCCATCGTCGCTTCCGCCCTCGGCACCACGCCCGCCTACCTGCGCGGCACGACCGACGAAAAAAAGCTCCCCACCGAGCCCGTGCCCGGTGAGGAGGATCCGCTCGACGCGCAGCTCAGGGAGCTTCTTTCCCATGCTGACGACGATCTGAAGCAGGCGATGATCGCCTTTCTGGAGCGTTTTCAAAAAAAGTAAGAAATTGCTGCTTTTCTTCCCGGCTCAGCACCTGAAACAGGCGTAAGATGGTCTCGTCCATCTCCCGCGCCCGTCGGTGCGTCTCGGTCTTCCCTTTCGGATTTTCCGGCATCCTGCATCCACTCCCATCCTTCCGTTCCGTTCAACCAGGTTCTTGCGTTCGAGGCAGTAACTGTATATTAAAACATTTGTTCTAATTTTTCAAGATGGCAGAACGACCAAACTATCGACGAAATTTTTTATTTCTCTGCTATTTCCCATCGCCTCCCGCCGCCCGGATTCCTCCTTGACGCACCGCCCATTCGGTGCTAAAATATCCCTATCCGCCGGTGTGGTGGAATGGCAGACACAAGGGACTTAAAATCCCTCGGCATAACAACCGTGCGGGTTCGACCCCCGCCACCGGCACCACGAAAAAACGTGCTTTTGTCCCCGGACAAAAGCACGTTTTTTTTCGAGTGAAGCGTGCCTGGCGGCACGTGAAGCGCCGCTTCGCGTCGTGAAGCTGCTTCGCAGTGAAGCGCCTGCGGGCGTGAGCAGCACGCTTCCCCTCACATCGCGCTCCGCGCGATCCTTCACGGCGGCTCCGCCGCCCCTTCACTTGGCTCCGCCAACCTTCACTTTGCGCCCCGCGCAAACCTTCACTATCAAAAAGGAGGTTCTCTCATGCCCGAACCCAAACTCCTCCCCCAGTCCATGGACTTCGCCGTCTCCATCATCCACCTGGTCAAGCACCTGAAATCGCAGCGGGAATCCATCATTTCCAACCAGATCGGCCGCAGCGGCACGTCCATCGGCGCAAATATCCGCGAGGCGCAGTACGCCAACAGCAGAGCAGACTTTATTTCCAAGCTCCAGATCGCGCTGAAAGAAGCCAACGAGACCGGCTATTGGCTGGAGCTGCTTTTCCGGACGAATTACATTTCAGAAGCCGAATACCAATCCCTCGATTCCGCCTGTACCCGCATCCGCGTGATGCTGATCGCATCGCTCAATACCGCAAAAGCGCATACAAAATAACTTTTCCCGGAGGTCTCCCCATGTCCCATTCCAGATTTCAAACCGCCCGGAAGCTTCTGATCTTCTGGACGTTCTTCATCGGCCTCGGCGCCGTGGCCGGCGCGGCCGCCATGCTGATCGACCCCAGCGGCCGCGCGCTGGGCATGGACGCCATGCTGCCGTATTTTCAGGTCCTGCCCTTCGCCGAAGTTCTGTTTCAGAACTTCATCTTCTCCGGCTGGGCGCTGCTGATCGTCAACGGCTTGAGCAACCTGACCGCCGCCTGCCTGCTCCTCGCAAAAAAGAAAGCGGGCGTCGTGCTCGGCGGCGTCTTCGGCGTGACGCTGATGCTCTGGATCTGCATCCAGTTTTACATCTTCCCACTGAATTTCATGTCCACAATCTATTTCCTCTTCGGCCTGTGCCAGGCCGCGACCGGCTATGCCGCCTGGATCTTCCTGCAGCAGGAGTCCTTCCGCGTCGACCCCGCCGACTACCCGCACATCGGCGCCGATCCCCGCCGCCTGGTCGTCTGCTTCTCCCGCATGGGCTATGTCAGAAAGCAGGCCCTCGCCGAGGCCGACCGGACCGGCGCGGCCGTCTATGAGATCCGCGCCGCCGAGCGGACCGCGGGCACGCTCGGCTTCTGGTGGTGCGGCCGCTACGGGATGCACCGCTGGCCCATGCCCATCGAGCCGGTCGCGCTCGACCTTGCCGCCTATGACCACGTGACCATCTGCGCCCCCATCTGGGTCTTCGCCCTGGCCGCGCCGGTCCGCAGCTTCTGCATGCAGGCCGCCGGCCGCATCCGCGAGGCCGATTATCTCCTCGTCCACCACACCCGCGGCCGCTACGAAAACGCCGCCCGCGAGATGGACGCCCTTCTCGGCCTGACCCACACCGGCTTCCGCACCCTCCAGTGCCACACCGGCCATTACCGCACCCGATAAAATTTACGAAATTTTGTTCGCATATTTCCGCAATTTGTGCTATACTGTTTCCGGAACCATGAACTTCGGACATATCTGAAACCAAAGGAGGGAGCCGGATGCAGCAGCGGCTGATCTTTCACGTAGACGTCAACAGTGCCTTTCTGTCCTGGGAGGCGGCGCGCCGCGTCGCCGCAGGCGAGCCGGACCTGCGCGCCATCCCCTCCGCCATCGGCGGCGACCGGGGCAAGCGCACCGGCATCATCCTAGCCAAGTCCATCCCCGCGAAAAAATTCGGCGTCACCACCGGCGAGCCGGTCGGCATGGCGCTGCGCAAATGCCCGCAGCTCGTCCTCGCCCCGCCGGATTTCGCCCTCTATACGCGCAATTCCCGCGCCTTCATCTCCATCTGCCGCCGCTTCGCCCCCGTGGTGGAGCAGGTCTCGATCGACGAATGCTTCCTCGACATGACCGGCACCCACCTGCTCTACCCCGACCCTCTCGCCGTCGCACACCAGATCAAGGACGCCATTTTCTCCGAGCTCGGCTTCACCGTCAACGTCGGCATCTCCGAAAACAAGCTCCTGGCCAAAATGGCCAGCGACTTTGAAAAGCCCGATAAGGTCCATACCCTTTTTCCCGCCGAGATCCCGCAGAAGCTCTGGCCGCTGCCCGTCGGCGACCTGCTCTCCGTCGGCCGCGCCCTTGCCGAAAAACTCACTGCCGCCCGCATCCGCACGATCGGCGATCTGGCCCGGACGGACCTCGCCTACCTGCAGAAGCTCACCGGCGTCCGCACCGCCGCCCTCCTGCACGACTACGCCCGCGGCGTCGACCCCTCTCCCGTCCTCGCCGAGCCCGAGGCCGTCAAATGCTACGGCAACTCCACCACCCTCGAGCAGGACGTCACCACCGTCCCGCAGGCCAATCAGGTCCTGCTCGCCCTGTGTGACAGTGTCGCCGCCCGCCTTCGCGCCGACGGCCGCCGCTGTCTCTGCCTCACCGTCACCATCCGCGGCAGCGATTTCAAAAACCGCTCCCACCAACGCCGTCTCCCCGAGCCCAGCGACGTCACGCAGGAGCTCTATGCCTGCGCCAAATCCCTCTTCGCCGAATTCTGGGACGGCCGCCCCCTCCGCCTGCTCGGCGTCACCCTCAGTGACCTCACCGACGGCCAGACCCAGCAGCTCTCCCTCTTCCCCGACGAAAAGCGCGACCGCGCCCGCAAGCTCGACCAGGCCGTCGACCAGCTCCGCGGCAAATTCGGCCCCGCCGCCATCTCCCGCGGCCCCCTCACCCCCACCACCCACCGCCTCCACCGCAAATTCACCCCCAAACCGCCAGATACCTTAGACCAGTAGCCGGATCGCAGCAGACCCCCATCTGCTCCGATCCGGCTGTTATTGATATGTAAAAATTTTTTTGCACATTTTTCCCTGCC